GTTGTTGTAACAATTAACCCTGCGGCAGCGCAGTACAACTAATACAAATAGGAGTATATAAACAATGGCAATATCAAGAGCACAACTAGTTAAGGAACTAGAGCCAGGTCTAAATGCACTATTTGGACTTGAGTACAAAAACTACGGCGAGCAGTGGACTGAAATTTTCGACACTGAAACATCTGACAGAGCTTTCGAAGAGGAAGTAATGTTAGCTGGTTTCGCAAACGCGGCAGTTAAACCTGAAGGACAGGGTGTAACTTTCGACGATGCACAAGAAACTTTCACAGCTCGTTATACTAACGAAACAGTTGCATTAGCATTCGCAATCACAGAAGAAGCTATTGAAGATAACTTGTATGACAGACTTGCGTCTAGATATACAAAAGCTTTAGCAAGATCTATGGCGAGTACTAAAAATATCAAAGGTGCAGCAGTATTAAATAACGCATTTGATTCTACTTTTGCTGGTGGAGATGGTAAGGAGCTTTGTGCTACTGACCACCCTACATTAGCTGGTACTTTTTCAAATGAGTTATCAACAGCGGCTGAACTTAACGAAACTTCATTAGAACAATCGTTAATTGATATTAATGCGTTCACTGATGAAAGAGGCCTAAAAATTGCGGCTACAGGAGTTAAAATGATAATTCCTTCAGCTCTTCAATTTACTGCTGACAGACTTATGAATTCTGCAGGCAGAACTGGCACAGCTGATAACGACATTAACGCAATCAGAAACATGGGAATGATCTCTGGTGGATATGTAGTTAATAACTACTTAACTGCTGCGAAGAAGTTCTTCATTAAAACTGATGTGCCTAATGGTCTGAAACACTTCAACAGATCACCTATCAAAACTTCAATGGAAGGTGACTTTGATACAGGCAACGTTAGATACAAAGCGAGAGAAAGATATGTATTTGGATTTTCTGATCCAAGAGGTATCTTTGGTTCAAACGCAACGTAATCAATAATTTTAAAGGGGCCGATCACAATTCGGCCCCTTTTTTTATATAAGGTGTAAAAATGAAGAAATTCCTAGTAAATATATGGGCTTATGATTATCACGGTAAATTTGAAGTGGAATCAGAAGACAATCCAACCTCATTGGAAAACGCAATAGTTGACAAACTAGGAGAAAATGATATTATCTGGGAAAGAACGGGAATGTTCGCTCAAATAAACAGAATAACCTATGAGGAGGTTACTTATGATACAAGACCTATACAAACAAAAAAGGTCCTTGGAGTTGAAGTGGGAACAGGAGCATCTGGATAATAACAGATACACTCTTGAAATGGTGAGAATCGATGACAAAGTTAAAGAAGTCATCACAAAGATTAAATTAGAAGAAGCAGCCATTGCTCACAGACAGAATACTGTTGAAGGTTCTGCTCCACAAGTTTCTGTAGCTACTTAATAAAAGCTACATCGTTGAATAAATTCAATTCACATTACAGGCTCTCTTGCGCTCTACTTAAAACTATTGTATAAAAGACACACTATATAAATTAACTAGAATACTGACGAGTATAGTCGACGGCCTAGAGACAGTATTCATAAACTAGGAGAATATAATTATGGCAAACACTACATTTTCAGGACCAATATTAGCTGGTACTATTAAAAATACTACTGGTACTACAGTTGGAACTGACATGAAAAATACAGGTCAAGTTGTAATGGCGCAAAGTCTTGCAATTGATCTTTCAGGCGGAGCAATCGCAGCTGAAGCATCTAATGTAATAATTCCAGCAAACTCACAAATCATTGATTGTGTTTTTGATATTATTACAGCAGCAAATACTAGTACTAATATTAGTGTTGGTTTTGTTGGTGGCGCAGCTACTGCTCTTGTAAATGCTTATACAATCGGAACAACTGCGGGTAGACAATACCCTGAAACAAAAGCTGGTGGAGCACTAGCTTGGGAAGACATCGGAACTTCTGATCAAAGACTTAATTTTACTAACTCTGCAGCAACAAACGCAGGTGAAGTTAGAATTACAATTCTGTATCAGCAAAATACAAACTTTGCATAATAAATAATTAGTGTGGGGCTTCGGCCCCACTTTAAATTAATTTAAGGAGAAAAAATGGCATCATACTCAAGTGATCAACTAGTAGCTCACGCTACAGCAGATGGACAAATGGTTCCTACAACACAAAGAGCTAGAATAACTGGTATTCAAGCATCAGCAACAGCAGCAAGTTCATCTGTTGCATTTAAAACTGGTGGATCTAGTGGAACTACAATAGCTACTTTTGTATTTGGAACTGAAGGAATAGATTTTTATGTTCCTGGTTCAGGAATTTTATTTGATGAAGGAGTTTATTTAGATTTAAGCACTAACGTAACTGGTGTTACTATAACATTTACGTAGGAGTAAATCGTGGCTACACTAACTTATACAGTAACCGTAGCATCGGGGACTAATGCTTTTGGAACCGCTAATAAATTTTTTATTAACGGAGAAGTAAGTCCTGTATTATTTTTACAAGAGGGTGATACTGTTATATTTGATACCTCTGATAGTTCTAATACTAATTTTAAATTTTCTTTTTCAGCAACTAAAGATGGAACTTTTACATCTGGTGGAACAGAATATACAACAGGAGTTACACATACAGGAACTCCAGGAGCTACAGGAGCAAAAACAACAATTAATGTTGCACCCGTAAGAACAGTCGGGGCACCTTTATTATTTTATTATAATTCAGGAGCTACAGCTACGTCTGGTATGGGTAATACTGCTCAAACTATTTCTCCTACTTCTGAAACTACTGAATTTAATCCACAAATAGATGAAATTATAGAAGAAGCATTTGAAAGAACTGGTGTAAGAGGAACTAGAACTGGTTATCAATTAAGATCAGCAAGACGTTCTTTAAATATTATGTTTCAAGAATGGGGAAATAGAGGCGTTCATTTATGGAAAGTAAAATTAGCTAAAGTTCCTTTAGTCGAAGGACAAGCAGAATATAATTTTGCATCAGATTCAGAAAACTTTCCAAGTGATGTTAGTGATGTATTAGAAGCATATTACAGAAATAATTCTACTACAACGGCTCCTCAAGATATTGCACTTACTAAAATAGATAGATCAGCATATTCACAAACTCCAAACAAATTAACTAAAGGTACGCCTTCACAATATTATGTAGAAAGAAAATTAAATCCAAGTATATTTTTATACACAACACCTAGTTCAAGTGTGTCTAGCACAACTACACCAAGTAGTTTTCAATTTTGTTTTTATTATTTATCAAAAATTCAAGATGTAGGTGCATACAATAATACGTCTGATGTCGTAAATAGATTCTATCCTTGTATGATGTCTGGTTTAGCTTATTACTTAAGTATGAAATATTCACCAGAATTGAGTCAAGAATTAGAACGAAGATATGAAAGTGAATTATTAAGAGCACTTGATGCAGACAACCAAGGCACATCTACTTTTATTTCACCACAAACATTTTATGGAGATGGAATATAATGGGTAAGTATGCTTCTGGTAAACATGCATTAGCAATTTCTGATAGATCAGGAATGGTATATCCATATTCTGAAATGGTTAGAGAATGGAATGGATCTTTAGTTCACACTTCAGAGTTTGAAGCAAAACAACCACAGTTAAGTCCTAAACCTGTAGGTTCAGACCCTCAAGCTTTATATAATCCAAGACCACAACCTACATCAAAAACAAGTTTAATACTTTTAGATAACAATCCATTTACATCTATTATTTCTGGTGGTGTAACTTATGTAAATGTTTTTTCAGAAAATCATCAAAGAGCTGCTGGTTCTATTGTAAGATTTAGAGGACAACCACAAGTAACAAGTTCTGGACCTGGAGGTTCTGATCCAGCTGACTTAAGAAATTTACAATCATTTGCTAACATTCCAACTTTTGATAATGTAAGTGATTTAAATAATGCAAATGGTTTTACAATTGCATTAGGCCAAATAGATGCTGCTGGTAATATTACTGGAGCAACAACATCTGATCCAATAACTAATCCAATAAATTTTTTTCATATAACTAGCACTAGTAATGCAACATCAGGTAATATAAAAGGTGGAGGAACAAATTGTTCAGCAGGACCTGTAACACTTGAGGTAGTAAACGGATAATGGCATACACTTTAGATAACTTAAGAACTGATATTAGAAACTATACAGAGGTAAGTAGTAATGTATTAAGTGATTCTGTTTTAGAAAGAATTATAGTTAATGCAGAAAATAAAATTACAAGAGCAATTGATACTGATCAAAATGTATTCTATGCAACATCTAATTTAATTGTTGGAAATAGATATGTAACTATTCCTGATGATTTAAGAGCAATTAGATATGTTCAACTAACTGATCAAGAAGGTAATCAATATTATTTAGAACAAAGAGATACAAGTTTTATAGCAGAATACTATTCTACACCTGATACAAATGCCGTAGATATTCCAAAATACTATGCTAATTGGGATGAAACTTTTTGGGTTGTAGCACCAACTCCTGATAAAACTTATGCTATTACACTTGCTTATGACAAAGAACCTATAAGCATAACTGATACAACACAACCAACAGCAGCGCCAGCCGCTACAAATGGAACTTATTTATCAAATAAATATCAAGATTTGCTTTTATATGCTTGTCTAGTAAATGCATATGGATACTTGAAAGGTCCGCAAGATATGTTACAATACTACACAAAAGCATATAGTGAAGCTATAGAATCGTATGCTGTCGAACAAATCGGCATCAGACGTAGAGACGAATATCAAGATGGTGAAGTTCGTGTTCAACTCAATGTTAAATCACCATCAAGTTAATAAGGAGATAAAATAATATGGCAAATGTAGTACCTTTTAGTTTTGGAACATCACTACTTTCTGGTCATCATGATTTTGCAAACGGAGGAAATACTTTTAAACTTGCTCTATATACAGCAGGTTCAGGTGCACCTTACACTACTTCAAGCACGGTGTATTCTTCAGGAGTTGCTAATGAAGTCGGAACAGGTGGTGGAAGTCAATATTCAACTGGTGGAAATACTTTAACATCACAGGCAGTAGCTAATCAAACTAATGTAGCAACTGTAGACTTTGCAGATACAGTTTGGGGAAGTCCTACACCTGCAACTTTTAGTGCAGCATATGGAGTAATCTATAATAGCACTACTGTTGATAGTACAGCTAACAGACTAGTTGTTGTTTTAGATTTTGGTGGAACTAAATCTTGTTCTAACGGAACGTTTACAATTACATTCCCGAATCCAGCTTCTGGATCACCTGCTG